AGGAAACTATGCAGCTATAGGTTATACTTGGGATGAAAATAATCAAATCTTTTGGCCTAAAAAACCATATACTTCATGGGTAAAACATATTGCAACTGCATCTTGGAAATCACCTTTAGGTGATGCTCCTGCATTAACTCAAGAACAACAAGATCAAAATACAGCAGGAACTCATCTTTGGGGTTATGAATGGGATGAAGATGCGTATCAAGCTGATAATACAACTGGTTGGAGTTTGACAAATCTATTAGTTTAAAATATACATACTGGTGGTATGGAAAAGAAAGTATTATCTGAACAAACACTTTATTTTGGCAACGTTGATATGCCTAAAGGTTTTGAAATAGACCGAGATAAATTATCAAGTGATATATTAGAATCATCTTTTACTAATAGAGAATTTCCATTTTCAAGAACTTGGGATATGTTGAATACCTATATACGAGATCACGTTGGTCTTGAGTATAATATTAATTTAATTAATAAAAATTCTTGGGGTGATATTTACAAACCAAATCAAACATCAAAACCATTATTAGATGTAGATCCAGTTGATCTTAGAAACTCACCAGACTTTACATTACTATATGGTGTTAAAGTTGATAAGTGTTGGGTTCGAATACATTATGAAGATAATAGACGTAAAGGAAGAAGTTGGGATATAGAACTTAAAAATAATAAATTTATAATGTTTCCATCTACAAATATGTATTATATTACAAATTATCAGAAAGATAGTTTGAATTTTATTCAAACAATAACTTATGAATATATCTAATTATTATTGGTATTTCACCGCAGCGATACCACCAAAATTATGTGATGACATTATTAAATATGGTTTATCCCAATCAGAAATAATGGCAAGAACTGGTAATTATGGAAATAAAAAATTATCAAAAGATGAAATTAAAAATTTAAAAAGAAAAAGAAATTCTGATTTAGTTTGGTTAAATGAAAATTGGATATACAAAGAACTTCACCCATACATTCATCAAGCAAATAGATTAGCAGGTTGGAATTTTCAATGGGATACTTCTGAAGCTATTCAATTTACAAAATATAAGTTAAATCAATATTACGATTGGCACTGTGATAGTTGGGATAAACCGGACAGAAATAATAAAATTAGAAAATTATCAATGACTTGTCAATTAACTGATGGATCTGAATACCAAGGTGGTGAATTAGAATTTGATTTTAGAAATTATGATCCTCCTATGAGAGATGAATCAAAACATTTAAAACAAGCAAAAGAAATATTACCAAAGGGATCTATTATTGTATTTCCTTCATTTGTATGGCATAGAGTAAAACCTGTAACGAAAGGAGTAAGATATTCAATGGTTATGTGGAACCTTGGATATCCTTTTAAATAATGATAATAGAAGAATATTTTAAAACACCTATATGGATTGAAGAAAAACCTGAATTTATAAATTCACTTAATAAAGCATCAAATCAATATATTAAAGATGCTAAAAAAAGACAAAAAGATTATATAAAAGAGCACGGCGACTTTGGAGTAAGTTATCATTCAACACCACTTACATTAGATAATAGATTTTTAGATTTTAGAAATTATATTGGTCAAAAATCTTGGGAGTTTCTAGATTGGCAAGGTTTTGATATGCAAGAATATCAAACTATTTTTTCTGAAATGTGGGTACAAGAGTTTGCTAAAAAAGGTGGAGGTCATCACTCTGCACACATACATTGGAATCAACACGTATCAGGATTTTATTTTTTAAAGTGCTCTGATAAAACATCATACCCAATCTTTCACGAACCGAGAACAGGTGCTCGTGCAACTAAATTAAAAATGAAATCAAATGATGGTATGTTTCATGGCACAGAATTAGTGAATTTTAAACCTAAACCAGGAACCTTAATTATATTTCCAGGATATTTAGAACACGAGTATGCAGTAGACTTTGGTATTGAACCATTTAGATTTATACATTGGAACATACAAGCAGTGCCTAAAGGAATGGCTAAAGATGTTTAAAAAAAATAAATATACAATTATTCGTAAAGCGATATCAAAAGATCTAGCGTCTTTTGTTGCAAATTATTTTTTAATGCAAAAACAAGTTTATGATACTTGCAGAGAAAGAAGATATATTTCTCCATATGAAACTTTAATTGGATATTATGAAGGACAAGACGAACAAATACCCAACACTTATTCTTGTTATTCAGATATAGCGATGGAGACATTACTATTAAAATGCCAACCTAAAATGGAAGAAGCAACTGGTCTTAAATTATATCCTGCTTATACTTATGCAAGAATTTATAAAAAAGGAGATGAACTTAAAAGACATAAAGATAGATTTAGTTGTGAGATATCAACTACTATGAATCTAGGTGGTGATCCTTGGCCAATATATTTAGAACCATCTGGAGAGAGAGGTAAAAAAGGAATTAAAGTAGATTTAAAACCAGGGGATATGTTAGTATATTCTGGCTGCGATCTAGAACATTGGAGAAATAAATTTAAAGGTAAAGAATGTGTGCAAGTATTCTTGCATTATAACAATCGTAAAACACCTGGGTCCAAAGAAAATATGTTTGACAGAAGACCACATTTAGGTCTTCCATCTTGGTTTAAAAGGTAGTATATTATAATGGAGGCAGTGGACACCACCACATACCACCCGCTGTCTCCTTTATAATATTTGGATATTTATGTTACAAAAACTTAATTTTAAACCTGGTTTTGACAAAATGGTCACGGATTCCGGAGCAGAATCTCAATGGGTCGATGGCGATTTTGTTAGATTTAGATATGGTTTACCTGAAAAAATAGGTGGTTGGTCACAACTTACCAACTCTAATAATACATTGCCTGGTGCAGCAAGAGCACAACATGCGTTTGCTAGTATCGCTGGAGAAAAATATGTAGCCATAGGAACCTCACAAGGTTTATTTTTATATTACAGTGGAGAATTTTTTGACATTAGTCCTTTAGCTACAGCCATTACTGGAGCTACCTTTGATGCAACGTCAGGATCTCCAACAGTTACAGTTAACAAAACTGCTCATGGTTTATTAAATGGAAGATATGTAACCTTTTCATCTGTCACCGTCCCATCAGGCTCAGGTTATGCAATAAGTGATTTTACAGATAATACTTTTGAAGTATTAAACAAAACAGATAATACTTTTCAAATTACAATGCCTACAAATTCGGCAGGTTCAACATCAGCGACTGGATCAGCAACAATTGATCCTTATGAAATTGTTGGTCCTACTTTTCAAACTGCAGGTTTAGGTTGGGGTACAGATACATGGGGCTCAAGCACATGGGGAACTGCAAGTGCAACTAGTGATGTAATTTTAGATCCAGGTTTATGGTCTTTAGATAATTTTGGTCAAATACTTGTTGCAACTATTCACAATGGTAAAACATTCACTTGGAATGCAGGTGCCGGAACCCCTAGAGCAAACAGAGCAGCCATTATGTCAGGTGCACCTACTAAAACAAGATTAACACAAGTATCTGATAGAGATAGACATGTATTTCATTTTGGAACAGAAACAACTATTGGCGATACCACAACTCAAGATCCAATGTTTATTAGATTTAGTGATCAAGAAAATTTTAACGTATATCAACCAACAGCAACTAATACTGCAGGGACGTTTAGATTAGATAAAGGTAACGAAATTATTGGAGCAGTGTCTGGTAAAGATTATACTTTGGTTTTAACAGATACATCAGCATATGTAATTCAATTTGTTGGACCACCATTTACTTTTTCAGTTAGACAAGTTGGTACTAACTGTGGATTGATTGGACAAAATGCACTTAGTTATTCTAATGGTATTGTTTTTTGGATGTCAGGGGAAGGTGGGTTCTTTATGTTTGATGGTACTGTAAAATCTATTCCTTGTGAAGTTGAAGACTTTGTATTTAGCACAACAGGAGATAATTTAGGAATTAACCAAAGTGCAAATCAATTGGTTTATGCAGAACATAATACTTTGTATAATGAAATTAATTGGTTTTATGCTGAGTTTGGATCTCAACAAATTAACAGATGTGTAGTATATAATTACGCAGAAAGGGTTTGGACTACCTCATCATTAGCTAGAACTAGTTATATAGATCAAGGACTTTTTGATTTGCCTTATGCAACGGAATACAATTCGACCGCTTTGCCTAACT